AGAAAACTATTTGTTTTCAGTTGATGACTTACCAAAACAAGAAGGAGACATTCGTTTCTTTGAACCTGGAAATCATTTCTCAGAGAACATATATGTGGTCAAGTGTGAAATGAAAGATGTAAATGATCATCTAGAAATGTTTCAAACTTACTTGACAAAATACAAAAATATGTTAGAATTAGAGAGACCAACTGGAGAAGATACCAGTTTGTATAAAGACTTTGATTCTTACATGACCAAACTAGATCCTGTCTCAGGATACCTAAGTGGTAAGTTTGGAAAAGAAAAAGCAGAAAGTCTTGTAAACGATTTTCTATTTACCTATGGTTAATGCGTGGAGTCTAGCAGCATCTATACTAGACGGAACATTTGATGAAGATTATCCTATCATGACTAAAAAAGAAATTGATGAAAAAACAGGGTTATGGAAAGAACCAGAACCTTATCAGCATTCTAATTATTACTATGACTATACTCGTAATGACCCTGATGCAGAAAATCCTTTTACAGAAGCATTCGATTATTTAATGGGGGAATCAGTGACTGAAAAAACACCTTGGATATATGAATCACCTGATGGTGGTAAAACTGTTTACAGATATGAACGTGGAACTGATCCTCTGAAAAGAGAGTTAGTTGATATTGAAATGGCAGATGTGGATGATCAAAGAGCACATCACTTTGGACACAACACAGTTCCACCATACATAACCAAAACATTTAAGTATGAGGAAGATGCAATTCTTAAACAAGCAGAGGAATATATTGCCAAAACTTATGAATTGCACTATACTAGTGATAAGGGTAACTATCAAACTCTAGATCTTATTGAAAGTATTGGAGATGCGGAAGCATTTTGCCGATCCAATGCAATTAAATATCTTTCAAGATTCGGCAAAAAGGATGGTAAGAATAGAAAAGATATTCTAAAAGCCATTCACTATTGCACACTACTATATCATTTCTCTTTTAATGACAACAGCAACTAGAATACCGATGAAACTCCGTCCCCATAACATGAAATTATCTGAAAAAACTGTAAACCTCTTAAAGAACTTTGCGTCTATCAATCAATCAATTCTTTTTAAGAGAGGAGATTCTCTTCGCACAATGTCAGTGATGAAAAATATTCTTGCTGAAGCAGATATTAGTGAAGAGATCCCACAAGACTTTGCCATCTATGATTTAGTTCAATTTTTAAATGGTATATCTTTATATGGAGATCCAGAATTAGATTTTGGAAATGAATCTTACGTTACAATTCGTGATGGTAAAAATCATAGAACAAAATATTTCTTTGCAGATCCAAGTGTAATTGTAACTCCACCAGAGAAGACATTGACTCTTCCAACTGAAGATGTATGTTTTACTTTAGATACTAATAGTCTAACACAGTTACTTAAGGCAGCAGCAGTGTATCAACTTCCTGATTTCTCAGCAGTTGGCGAAGCAGGTGTTGTAAAACTTATGGTTCATGATAAGAAGAATGATACTTCAAATGAATACTCAGTTGTAGTTGGTGAAACTATAGATACATTTTCATTTAACTTTAAAGTAGAAAATATTAAGATACTTCCAGGATCTTATGAGGTTGTCATATCTCAGAAACTACTCTCTAGATTTGTAAATGAAAATTATAATCTTACATACTTTATTGCACTTGAACCTGATTCAACATTTGGATAATGTTTTACGAAAAGGTAAGTCTAGTAACTGGTGGATTTGACCCTATTCATAGTGGTCATATATCTTACTTTGCTAGAGCAAAAGATTTCTCTGATTTCTTAGTTGTAGGTATCAATACTGAAGAATGGTTGACTAATAAGAAAGGTCAATACTTTCAGTCTTGGGTTGAACGTGCAGAGATTATTCGACACCTAAGAATGGTTGATGCAGTTATAACAGTGCCAGATGATGATCAAGGATCTGCCTGTGGTGCGATTGCTAAGTGCCTAGAGATTGCAGATACAGTTGTATTCTGTAATGGTGGCGATAGGGGAAAAACGAACACCCCAGAGGTAGATAAATATGGTGAAGATCCTAGAGTTGAATTTCAATTTGGAATTGGAGGTAATGACAAAAAGAATAGTAGTTCTTGGATACTCAGAGGTTACTTTGATAGGCAAAGAAAATTATTAGGAATATAACTATGGAAACATTGCATAGAAGAACTCTCCTTCATCTTTTAAGAGAACGTGCTTACAAACATGGAGAATATACATTATCATCTGGTAAACAATCAGAGCATTACATCAACTGTAAACCCGTTACATTATCATGTGAAGGTAATGCACTTCTATCACATTTAATGATTAAAGAAATAGATGATGACGCAGTTGCAGTTGGAGGACTTACATTAGGTGCTGATCCACTTGTATGCGGTGTTGCACAAAGAGCATATTACTCAGGACATCGACATGTTGATGCATTGATTGTAAGAAAAAATCCAAAAGGATATGGAACAAAAGAAGTTATCGAAGGTAATAAACCACCAAAAGGATCTGTTGTTACAGTATTAGAAGATGTGACTACAACTGGTAGTAGTGCGATCAAAGCAGTAAATGTTTTAAGAGATGCAGGTTATATTGTAAACCGTGTTGTTGCTATTGTAGATAGACAAGAGAATCATAAAGTATGGGAAAATAATAATCTAGAATTTGTATCGCTATTCAAATTAGAAGATATTATTGAAAATGAATCTACATAATATAACCCTTACTACAGAAGAATTAGAATGTGTAAGGGTGTGTGTAGCAAACGCACCGATACCTTATGATATTACCAAGAAAAAAATTCCTGGTGATATCTTAGCAAAGATAGGACAACCAACTCGAATAAAAGAGGAAGGTATACCTATAGTAAAATACGATTTAACACCTTACGGAATATTTGACGATGAATAACATAGGATTAGAAGTTGTCTTTTGGACAGTATTAGCACTTTATCTTTTAACAAAGTTAGGAGTGTTTAAAAAATGAAAGAAACTAAATGAATAATACCAGATTAGAATTATTATTTCCTACTCCTGTACTTATTACAAAGGTAGAGAAGCATCAAGAATATAGAAAAACTATTTTACCAAAAATAATTTCTGAGTTCAAAGATAATCCTAACCAATCATCATCATGGGGTTCTTTATGCTACACATGGCAAACCACTACACAACGTATATGGGATGAACAGTTTAATAAAACTGTCCAAGATTATTTAAATAATCTGCAAGTAAAGGCAGAAAAAATACCTTTAGAAATAGAAAGTTGGTTTAATGTGCATGATGCAAATATGTATCAAGAAGCTCACGAGCACTCACCCGCACTAGTTTCGGGGATTTATTATTTACAGTTGGATAGTTTTCCAGCTACATTTTTAAGTCCCTTTCGTACAGATTTACTTTTACCTAATACCTTTCCAAACACTTTAAATATACAAGAAGGAGATTTAGTAATTTTTCCTTCTGAACTTAAGCACTTAGTAACACGTTCAGGTTCTGAAAATTTACGAGTGTCATATTCTTTTAACATACACCTTCGAGGGTGGTCTCGTCTTACTATGGAGAAAAAATGAAAGAAACCAAATGGACAGCACAAATTTTACTTCAATCAAATAGATTGACAAGAGTAGAATTTTTCTCACCATCTAACTTGAGAGAAGATGCTGAAGCAACTGTTAAAGCATTATATAATGTAACTGATGTTCGACAATTAAGGAGATTATGGAACTAACACAAGAGGTGATCAATAAGATCCAAGAAGCAATGAACCATACTAAAAAAGATGGTAGTATCAACTGGCAAGACGGTGATGAGATTGAAGTCAATCTAGCAGGGACATTTGCTGCTGATAGATTTATTGTAATTAAGAATAAAACTAAAGATCCAGTAATATCTGCTAAACCACATCCTCATTTTGATTATGAAAAGAAAGTGTTTACTAAAGATGGTAGAGAAGAATATTTAAAAGAAACTGGCAATAAGTGAAATTTCGTGCTACAATAGAGAAGATATGGAGAGTGTGGGCAAAAGCACTCGGAGATAAGTCTGGTAAGTCTGACAAAGAAGCAGACACAGTTGCTATGATCCGAACTTTTATCTTTCTCCAACTCGTGATTACTAATTGTTTTATCGTTGCAGGTAACATTCGACACTGGAACGATCATTATACACCACCACATTATGAACATCTTCGTGACTAATCCATGCCCTCGCAAATCAGCGATGGTATTACCTGATAAACATATTGTAAAGATGCCACTAGAGACATGCCAGATGTTGGCAGTAGTGTTCTCTAAGTGGTATTTTAATTGGGGTAATGATTTACTACCTAAGAAAGATGGAACACCTTACAATACCGAGAAAGGTGCTTTCCGTGGACATCCTTGCACTGTATGGGCAGGAGAAAATATTGCCAACACTGCTTGGTTAATTGAACATGGGTTTGCATTACTCAAAGAATATGAAAACAGATACAACAAAGTACATTCATGTCAAACCGCAATGAATGCTGCTGAAAAAGTATTTGAAGAAAGAACAGGAAAAACATTACTATGCCATAAAGAGGCAACACCATTCGCATTCGCAGGACCAGATGAGTTTAAATTTGACACAAGCATTGACACTTTTACTGCTTACAAACGTTATATATCGAGCAAACCTTGGGTTGCATCTAATTATCTTCGTGACCCATCCAAAAAACCAGATTGGGTATGACTAAATTAATTGATAAAGACGACCCACTTTGGTTCGGGCAGACATGCAACAAACCTTATGATAGACATCATTATCAAATATGTTTTAGTAATGGTAGTTCTAAGATAGTTGAATCTTGGGATGAAGTTCAAGAGTTTTGGTGGCAATATGGATGGCCTGATAAACCAGTTATAAAAGTTATCGATAAACCAAAAAAGAAATCTAAAGGGTTTGCTTAATTATGAAACACATACTTTTTGATTTACTTGAGAGTCCTTCTGAACTTTTAGATAATGAAGATTATATT